TTATAATGGCATTCAATCCACTATATTAAAATTTACCCTCAGTACCGCAGGTGTTATGCCTACCCTGACCCAAGCGGTAGTAGCAGCAGAGATGCCAGTGGGCGAGATTATCCATAAGATTCATTACTACTTAGGCTATATGATTATCGGAACCAATAAAGGTATTCGAGTATCTGTAGTATCTGATGTAGATGGGTCTATAAACTATGGTCCTTTGATTGTTGAAACTGACCAGCCAGTGTATGACTTCTGTTCACGTGACCATTATGTATGGGCAACGGCTGGGGTCGATGGATACCCAGGGTTAATTCGTATTGACTTAAGTCAGCAACTAGAGCCTTTAGTTTTTGCTTACGCAAATGACATTTATTATGGCACTTCACTTGGTCACGAAACCACAGCCTGTGCTTTTGCTGGTGATACTGATAGACTTGTCTTCTCATCAGAATCCAACACTGTTGGCGGGACTATTACTAATAAAGCACTTACAAGCAATGTTGCTACCTTGACAACTGCTACAGCCCACGGGCTAAGCGTTGGAGATGAGGTATGGGTTCAAGGTGTTGACTCAACATTTAACTCTACGAATTTATTTACAATAACCGCTGCTACTACAACTACATTTAGTTATACCAAAGCAGCCACAAACGTAGCCTCAACTGCAGTAACCTCGGCAACTGCTTTAACAAATGTACCTGGTTATACTTACATTGAAAGCGCTAGTGAAAAAGCCACAAGTGGATATCTACAAACAGGCTTTATCAGATACAACACATTAGAGCCTAAGAACTTTAAACGTTTGATAGGTCGAGGTGAATTTGAATTCGGCTCTATGTCCCTACAAACAGTAGATAAAGATGGTTTGGCATATGATGTAGTCAGTTATGACGCATCAGTTCCAGCAGTAGAAGTAACTACCAGCCAGCCAGCAGGAGCACAAGAATTTTTAGCATATAAATTTGTTCTAACCAGAGACGCTACAGATAATACCAAGGGTCCTATCTTCAAAGGCTATCAGGCTAAGGCTACAATCGCTACACCTCGACAACGAGTAATTAGATTTCCCGTCTATTGTTTTGACGTGGAGACAGACAAGTACAATGTTATGGTCGGCTATGAAGGCCGAGCCTTAGACCGAATCAATGCTCTAGAAACCATTGAAGAAGATGGCGACATTGTTACCTGGCAAGACTTAACCACTGGCGAATCTCGTCAGGTTTCTATAGAACAAATACAATTCACTCGTATGACTCCACCAGATAGAGGATTTACTGGCTATGGAGGAATGCTCACTATGACTGTAAGGACTGTGTAATGACACCTACTGAATGGGCTGGCCTAGCCGTAGCCGTATTAACTTTAGTTGCTGGATTTGCTGGCGCTGTGCGCTGGATGGTAAAGCATTATCTATATGAACTACGCCCCAATGGTGGCTCAAGTCTTAAGGATAAAGTCAACTTACTCGAAGAAAAAGTAGAACTATTAACTGAATTAGTTAAGGAAGCATTGAGGAAATGAATGAAACGTGTGGTGAAGGTCGCGAGTCCTGCTGCTATTGCTGTGCTTCGTCAAGCGACAGCGCTGTTTCCGAAGCGCAAGAAACTGTCAGACGGGTTGTTGCCTTCGTTAGCGCATCAGAAAGCCAGCCCGAATTCGGACCACAATACTGGGTTAGCAGTAGATTTGACCCACGACCCTGAGGGCGGTATTGATTGTGCTGTCATCTTTGAGAAACTTAAAGAAGATGAACGAGTGGATTACCTCATATACAATAAAAAAATTTGGTCAAGAGCCAGACGCAAAGAAGGCAATAGGAAGTATACAGGTAGTAATCCTCACGTTAAGCATCTACATATTTCTATTAATGATACTCACCGCAGTGACACTAGTCCCTGGTTTTGGTGGCTAAATCAACCTAAGATTGTGAATCAGATTGTGGCAAATTTACAGCCACAACCTAAGAAGAAGGTTGCTGTTAGTACCATTGTGGTACCAGTATGCACCTGCTGTAAGGTTCACAATACAAAACGAAAGGCAATCTAAATGGAAACACTAAAGCAAGTATCGCTGACCTGGTTCCGTGCTGCAGCATCTGCTGCTATTGCACTCTACCTCGCAGGCGAGACCAACTTTAAGACCCTCGGAGCAGCAGCCCTCGCAGGGTTCCTCGGACCAGTTCTTAAGTGGCTCGACCCATCTGCAAAAGAGTTCGGCAGAAACGCAGAGTAGTCCTTTAAACGCCCTATAAGGCGATTTAAGACCATAAGACCCCCAACCTAAGGTAATCACCTTGGGAAGGGGGTTCTTTTTCTTTTTGTCGGCGTGTCGGTTTGGTAAAAACTTTGACATCGTGTGTATAATTTATCTATAATAGATAATATATATAGGGGCGAAGCCCCTTATTATATATATAATATATTATAATATATACAACTAAATATTCCTAGCCCAAGTGTTGAGTACTCTCCTGTCCTCCGCTTAGGGCTAGGATATCTAACGACAGGAGAAGTAAATGATTCAATTACAGGGCTATGAACTGCCAGCCCATATATCTTATTCGGCATTCACCACATACCTGACTTGTGGGTATCAGTATTATCTAGGTCGACTATTAAAACTACCTGAAGAGCCAAGCGTCTGGTCTGCAGGTGGTCGTGCATTCCACGCAGCAACTGAGGAATGGGACTTAGCGAATGACTAATGAAGAACAACGGATTGCAGAAGCATATAAAATCTGGCACAAAGCCTGGAGTGATGAAACAAAAGATTTAGATTTGGTTAACGCCAGAGTTGCAGGTCGTTCTACAAAGGCTTACCCTGACAGGGAGAATGCTTATTGGTGGAACGAGCAAGGCCCACAATGGGTGGATAACTACATCTCTTGGCGTAAGAGCAATACGAATTGGAAGATTTGGAAAACCCCTCAAGGGGCTAGAGCAATCGAAATAGAACTCAATCCCATCATCGCAGACGTGCCTGTGAAGATGGTGATTGACCGTGTCTTTGAGGTTGATGGTGAACTTATTATCGTTGACCTTAAGACATCAGCGCGTAGACCAATATCTGACCTACAACTTGGCTTCTACAAAGTCGGGCTAGAGATGATGCTTGGTGTAAAAGTCAATCAAGGAAACTACTGGATGTCCAGAGACTCTGGGACAGGAGAGATGATTGACCTAAGTAGATATACCGTAGATATGCTCGAATATTTAGTGTCGGGCTTTGATAAGGCTCGCAAGGCTGGTATATTTCTTCCTAACCTATCCAGTTGTAGTTTCTGTGGACTCACAGAACACTGCACATTTAAGAAAGAGAATAAATGAACAACGACGATTGGAAGATTCAAGTCTCCATCAAATCATCAGCATCTAAGGATGCAGATATGATTAACGTTCGCGCTAATACTGCTGATGAACTCAGTGTATTACTAGAGGGCGTATCTAATTACTCAACACAAATAGCAGCAACTGCTAAGATGGTTCAGGCAGCGTACACAACACTCCCTTTAGTGACGCCGCCTTCAATTCCCGCCACGCAGCCACCAGTCTCCTCCGTACCAGACCAGGCGCAGCAAGCAGGCCCTACTTGTATTCACGGACCTAGAGTGTGGAAGAGCGGTATAAGCAAAGCGTCAGGAAAACCATATGCATTTTGGTCTTGCTCACAACCAATGGGCGCTACACAATGCAAACCAGTTAGTTAATAACCTATAAGAATTGAGACCACTTGCTGTTCGGGGAAGGTGGTAAGTGGTTTCAACTTAAGACAGGAGCGATATGAAAACATTAGCAAGGTCAGTTGGTAGAAGTGATATAGGCGGAGAGCCTTTGCCCTCTGTGTTTAAAGCATTTGAAACTAATAAGATTATATTTCGTAGGGCAGAAGTATCAATGATGGCGGGAACGCCAGGTGTAGGTAAGTCAACACTAGCCCTAGGTTTAGCACTTAAGATGAAAGTTCCATCCCTTTACATCTCAGCAGATACCAATGCACATACTATGGCTATGCGCCTAGCCTCAATGATTAGTGGTAAGAATCAAACTGACGTTGAGTATCTATTACAAAATGATTTAGGTTGGACTAGGGCTACCCTTGCTAAAGGTAGTCACATTGTGTGGTCATTTGAATCTAGCCCTAGCCTTGTCGATATTGATGAAGAGGTTCAGGCATTTGAAGAACTATGGGGTTGTCCTCCTGTGGCTATCTTTGTAGATAACCTGATGGATGTAGCCACTGACGGGGGCGAAGAGTTCGCCTCTATGAGGGCGATTATGAAGGAGTTGAAGTACCTTGCTAGAGCGACTAACGCTGCGATTATCGTACTACATCATACATCGGAGGCTGTGGAAGGCAAACCGTGTCAGCCAAGGTCTGCACTCCAAGGAAAGGTTGCTCAACTCCCAGCGCTTATCTGTACTCTCGGAGTTGTCGGAACTGCAATGGCTGTTGCGCCTGTCAAAAACCGCTACGGTAGGGCAGATGCAAATGCAAATCTTAACGCGTGGTTAGCATTTAACCCTGAATATATGTATATTGAAGACATCCCAGAGAACGCATAGGAGCGATTATGGATGATGATTATTTAGAAATACACGCCAAAGAGATGGCTCAGGCTGAATACTTAAGACATAACGCCAAGTGCATACAAAAGATTAATGATGCCAAACCGCAAGTAAAAGATGAATATACACAAGGTGTCCAGGATGGACTAGACTGGGCAATACGCATACTAGAAAAGGATAAAAGTGCTTACTAAATCATCAATTAACAAAAGACTAACTAATCGTTTATGGTTTACCGCAGGGTTTTCTTTTAATAGAATTGCTTTGGGTATTTCTTTGCACCGTAATTACCTTGATGTAGATTTAATCTTTATCTATATTGGATTTGAATTTTACTATGGCAAATCCTAATGGTCGCAAAGGTGCTCAGTTTGAAACCGATGTAATGAAATGGTTTAGGACTATGGGTGCTGTATGCGAACGACTCACTAAGACTGGTGCCAAAGATGAGGGCGACCTTGTCGCTATTGTTGCTGGTAAAACATACATCTTAGAACTTAAGAACCGAAAGAAGATGGACCTACCTGCTTTCTGGGACGAGGCTCAGGTAGAAACAAAGAACTATACGAAGGCTCGTGGTCTTAAGACAGAACCACCTGCCTTTGTTATAGTTAAACGTCGCAACGCAGGCATAGAGAAGGCTTGGGTCATACAGGATTTGGAACAATGGCTAGACGAGAGGAAGTAAATGACCTACCTAGTATCGCGGAAGTACTCCGTCACTATGGAGCAAGTCTTCGAGCAACCAGCGGGCAAGTTAATCTCCGTTGCCCTTTCCACTCGGACACTCACCAAAGTGGTACAGCCAACCTCGGTAAAAATATCTTCATCTGTTTTGCCTGCGGAGTGCAGGGAAACAGTTTACAAATCATAGCCAGACAGGAGAATGTAAATATCAATGAAGCAAAGCGCATTGCAGAAGGAATTACTGGGACGAGCAGCGGACAAGTACGCGGCAAACATTTATCAGGCGGAAGATTACCTCAAAAGCAGAGGCATTCCAATGGAGACAGCACGGCTGGCTCGATTAGGCGTAGTCGTAGAGGCTGAAGTAGGACACGAAGCGTATCAAGGAAGGTTGAGTATCCCTTATGTTACTAAGACTGGCGTTGTGGATTTACGGTTCCGTTCGCTCAATCCTGCAGTGGAGCCGAAGTATATGGGACTCACTGGGGCTGATACTAAAATGTATAATGTTCTTGATATTGAGCGGGCAGGTGATTTTATTGGTGTATGTGAAGGCGAGTTGGATACTCTTACTATGTCTTCCTGTGTCGGTATTCCTTGTATTGGTGTTCCAGGGGCTAATAGTTGGAAGAAACATTACACGAGACTCCTTGCCGATTTCGAACGAGTCTATGTCTTTGCTGACGGGGACCAGCCTGGAAAAGAATTTGCTACCAGCCTCGCCCGAGAACTACCAGTTACTATCGTCCAATTCCCAGACGGAGAAGATGTTAACTCGTTCTATATTTCAAACGGGGCGGAAGCAATTAGACAGAAGATACATTGATGAATGAGGAAGACCTATATTGTGACGGATGTGGGGAACATTTCGACAACTCTTTTGAAATGGTAGACCACCACCTAGAGGATGGAGATGAGTTCGACCCAGCGATAGTCCTGCCCAATGGGGTCAGGCTCCTTGTTGGTAGCCTACTTAGGTTTATCTATGAACACGCAGACCAACCAGAACAAATCAGACAAATAACACAATCCACATATGTTACACTTTACGCTGCTGAATCTAATAGTGAAGTCTTGGATGAAATCATCGAAGAAGTTGTGGTTGGGTCTGAAATGTTGAAGTTTGATTCAAGTCTTAAGACACTACTAGATGAAAGCAAACCCGATGAAACTGACGAAAGCGGAGCGTGAAGAAGTATGGCAGATTACAGAGCACCTAACAAGGATGGGTTATCAGATTACGCAAGTAGAATCAGAGAAGCAAACTCTAACTCTAACAATAGTAATCCCCCTGCTTTCGTCCAAAATGTAGAAGAGACTTTTAATGAACTTAAAATATTACTATTACAAAAGCACTTTGATTACGGTCCGAAGAACATTAGCGAATCACCAGGTGGACCTGTCAATGGACTGCGAGTTCGTATGTGGGACAAACTTGCCCGCATTAACAACCTCGTCGATAAAGGAATCTATAATCCACAATACGAATCGCTCGAAGACTCCTTCAAAGACTTGGCTAACTACGCCATCATCGGCCTTCTAGTCTTAAGACAGCAATGGGACAGTGAGAAGTGATAGTTAATTTAAGTAAAGATGAAGTAAGAGTCTGCACTTTATTAGCAGTAGAGCGTTGGCTTACTAAGTTTGGGTCAGTGGACAGACCTAACTACGCCGAAGGTAAAAGGCTTGGCAAATTAGAGCCTGAGATTAATGCCAACATCAGGGCTAATGTTGCTGAGTGGGCAGTGGCTAGGCTATACAACCTTCAATGGTCTGTGCCTTGGTATCCGAATGAACTACACGGACAGCGCAAAGACATTCCTGATGTGGGTAATCTTGAGGTAAGAACTGTGCGCACACAGGATTCAATTCCTTTCTGGCAAAAGGACGTAGGTAAAACTATCGTCGG